AGTCAGCACTTCTCCTACTGGCTGCACATCCTCGGCAATCTGATACCTGCTTTCCAGATCATCCATGGATTATGCTCTCACCATCACACTTGCTCTTCCCATGTTAGTGCCGCGCTTACGTTGGCAGCACCAGACGAGGATTGCGCAAACACATAGAGAGTGTCTCCAGCTACAGCAGTCAATGGGTATGACAGGTAGTCCTTGTTGTAGCCAAAGTATGGAGCAAGATCGAGGTCAACGCCGCCAGCGCCAACAAAGAAAGTGGCGACAGTTGTGCCTCCGCTGATCGTGCTCACGCCTGAGCTAGTCGTGAATTCAATGGGGCTAAGGGTGTCAACAGAGGTGAAGGTGGGCGTACCAGAAACGACGGTGGGATTCTTCACCAAGCGAACAACGGTCCTTGCATCAGTTCCCAGTCCTAGGCGCGTGGGATACACCTGCATGCGGTTGCGGATGGAATTGATGGTGTTCTTGGTGCGAAGGCCCATCAGCATGGTTCCGCTCACCGTCACCGCTCGATCAGCAGTATTGCTCTGTGAACGTGCAACAATAGTGCCTTTGTCTCCGCCGTCAATGTAATACGACGCACCATACTTGTAGATGGAATTTTCATTGCCGCTCGTGCCTTTTTGGACGAGGTAGGACAATGGGAGAGTGGGGTTGGCGAGGCTCGGGCTCGTGAGCTGATTGGAGGCCCGAATGTGATGCATCCTCACCCATCGAGCTTCTCCAGGGGTGGTGGCGTCAGGCACATAGGCGAGGAAGTGGCCGCCGACTGCACCGTACCAGCTATATTCCATTTTGAACATCGTCACTTTCGAGAGGTCGATGTCCCAAACGCTGCGACGAGTAAGGATATTGTCCTCATCGTCGGTGACAACAGTGCTGTTTCCGTAGGTGACAGTGGGAGAGCCTGCAGTACCGGCGATGCTCACAGTGAAGCTGGAACGCCCTGGAGTGCGATCAGAGTAGTATTGAGTGCGCTCTTCCCCATCGAGACGATCGTGGCTGAAGAACTTCCGAGGCACCCTGTATTCGTAGGTGTAGCGGTATTCGTTTGGAACAGTGAAAAAGCTTGCTGCAACAGTCGCGAGACCATCAGAAGAAGCGTTGCTGCCGATGTTGTTGCCAGCACCCCTGAGGCTCAAGTCGAACAGGCCTGCATGAACGTAGGTGAGCCCTGCTCGCACGATCACCAGATCGGTGCCCGCAGTGCCCCTGTCGCCGTCTGCAAGGTTGGCCGTACGAATGCCAGGCTCGTTGCTTTCAAAGGCACTGGTGCGGCGCACGCAGTAGAGGTTGAACTCTTTATCGCCGATTGCAGTTTGACCACCTCCCTGCACTTCAACGTAGTAACCGTCACGCTTGTCAAAAGCGCCAAACTTCTTGATGTCAGTGCGATCAGTAGTGGTGTTCACCCGCACGCCAAAGGTGCCGGCACTCACACGCCCCGGCTGATAGCGGAAGAAGCGCTTGCTGCTCAGGATCTCGTAGGAGTTGGTCAGAGCTGTGCCAACAGTTACCTTGGCAGCGCTCTCAGTCGGAATGTGTGTAAGGGTGCCAGCGCCTTCTGCTTGCCACTCGTTGGGGTTGATGTCGTAGGTGGTAACGTCAGCAAAGATGCCAAGGGCAACTTCAGCGCGAGGAATGCCAAGAAGGCTCAGGCTAACCTCGCTGATCTGCTGGTTCTGCACTTCAACAGGCACGGCCTCTTGGTCGCTTGCAATCACCACGGGGAGACTGTCCCTTGCCAGTTGCGGACCAGGAGGAATTGGAGCAGTCCTTCCTACTGTTACGACTGCTACGCCTTCTTTGAGATCAGCCATGATGCCCTAAGGGAAACAATTGGAGAGAGTTTGGCCGACGAAAACATTGCCCGCCACCACTGTATCTTGCTTCAGTCTATAAACGCTGCCACCGATAGCGGCGTCGGTGATTCCAGAAAGCGATGGGACAGTGAATGAATAGGGTGCCTGGTAGGAAATGTTGGTCATTCCGCTGTAAATGCGCGCCCCTGTCCCGTTGTAATTGATACTTGCTTGTGCAGTGTCGAGAAAAATTGTCCGCTCTGAAGACGCAAGCGCATGATTCTCTTGTGAAACAAAAACTCCGGAAGCAACAGAAACTAGATCCGCCAGATATTCTTGCTCCTCTATGCGCACATCCCAGACCAATGGGGAGGAGGTGGGAGCGAGAATGCTTGCTGCATAAGCAGAAGGGAAAAACACCGCATCAACTGTTGGCACCGAAGCCTCGTATGCATCCCAAATTGCCGAGGTTTGAGCACTGGTCAGCCAAAAGCGAACTCTCCCTGCGTCCAAAGGCTCCTGCTTTTCCACATTCAGCGACAACACTTGAGAGAAAGATCCGTCTGCATTGCGCTTCCAGATAGAGGCGCATACCTGCACGATGTTCAAATCAAGGGCTTCGCCATTGCTGTCTTGCAACAGCAAGCTGAAACCATCGAAAAAATCCCTGCGCAAGATGTGCAGATTGATTTGGGCAGTGCTTGAAGTGGAAAGGAAAGTGCTCATGCCACAACTTCTCGGTAGGACAGCATCACTGTGTAAATAGTGGAGCCGCTCACTACGGCATTGATCTTCTCGCTGGTTGCGCTTTCAAACAGGCCAAGGTTGTTTGATTGCGTCAGATTGCCGTTTGCTCCAATGTGCATAGGAGGAGTGCGGTTGGACGACCCACCACTTTGCAACTGGACAGTGCAACCAGAAAGCGAAGTGATAGTCATCGCCATCACGCGAAGTTTGGAGCCGCTTACTGCAGCAATCACGTCAGCGTTTCCACTGCTCGTGACAAAGGCGCTTTTGAGGCCATTGGTGAATGCGTCGTTGTGAACCAAATACGGATCAGAGTCGCCGCCTGCTCCCGTTGCCTTCACATAGGCAGCGTTGCCAACTGCGTCAAGTCCGTAAAGATTGGCCATGTCAGAGCACTAAGAAGAGGAAGCGTTGGTTGGGCACCACAGTACCGTTGCTATATCTTACAGTCTGGCTGGCTGTAAAATCAAACACGAGCGGACTGCTAAGTTCGGTGACGCTAACGGAAAACGGACTTCGCTTTCCATTCACTCCAATTGTAGCGATTCGCAGGCGGTACGCCCCACTATTTACATAAACGTCAGAAGGAAACCTGACGTAGTTGACGGAAGTAATTCCAAGACTAATCCACGCCCCATCGCTGACATTGAGGTATTCCACTTCAAAGCCCGCAATCAGAGGATTGTTCTCCAGCGGTTTCCAGCACACGCCCGGCACGACTGCTCCCAAGATGGAATAGGCAGAGTATTGAGGAAAGTCCCAAGTGGTTTCGTTGTAAGCCATTACTGATTTATCTCCAGAAGGATGCTCGCTCGATTGACACTAGGAACAATTTGCGGGCCCGCAACAGAAGTGCGAGAAGTTCCCAGCGCGGTCGCTTGATCTACCTCCTCAAACTTCGCTGGATCGTATTCTGTTGCAAAGATGGTCATCTCGCCGTTATCTTCGTTGATCGCGCCCACTCGATAGGTTTCGTAGCCGCCACCATCCTCTTGGAGCACCCACATGCCCCCTGAGACGGGCAAAGAGGACAATGGGGGAGAGATGGCCAAGCTTGATGCCTCACCCGCCCCATTGGTCACTGTGCGCGTCTGTGTGGAACCGTCGGCAAGGATCACCGTCAGGGAATAGGCCTTGCCTGCGAGGATGTCAAAGGGTGCATCAATTGCGACAGCGGAAGCAGTTGCTTCGACAATTCGACCAGAGAATCGCTTTCCTTGTCGAGCCGGATCAGAAATGCCAATGATGTCACCAGGAAGAACAAAGCAGCCCTGCGTTGCCACCTTGAACGAAACGGTGCCAGTCTCCAGCAGGTTCGTAAGCAGCATCCAGCGACCAACTCGCTGCGCTTGTCCCTGGCTCGTTGTTCCCAGGGATCGAACTTCTAGCTCTTGAATGCCGTAGCGAGCAATTCCCGCCACGTCTTCAACGTATTCAATCTTTTCTTTGTAATTGTCCGAGGGATCGTTCCAGCTAACAAGCGCAACAGTTTTGCGAGCCTTCCTCGCGGAGCCCTCGTAGACGAAGCAGGGGCCAGTCACCGCTCCCGAGTCGTCTACTTCTTGAATGACATTGGCCGGCGAGAAGATTTTGGATACCGCCTTAGGGCGCTCCTGAATCGCCACGCCAGTACCTTCTGCAAAGTAGGTGAGTCCTCTGAATGCAGCGGCTAACGCATTCAACACTTCATAAGCTTCTCCTCTGTCCGTGATGTAGGCGTTAAAAGTCATGCGGGGCTCCAGCCCGCCTTTCCCATCGGGGACAAGCTCATCGCAGTATTGAGCGATGGGAAGCAGGCTGTAGCGATCCACTTGGCTTTCATCAATGAACTCGCCTGCACCGAAGCGCTTGTTTGTCAACAGCGCATAGAACACCCAAGCGGGGTTATTTGTCCAGTTGTTCTGGAATGTGCCGTCCCACACGCCTGAATATGTACGAGTGAAGGGGTTGTAATTGGATGGAATTTTCATCACAAGCCCATATCCTTCAAGCGCTATTTGAGGAACAGAAGTGAAGTTTTCTGCTCCAATTTTGATACCTAAAACACTTGTGTTTGGATAACGGAAGGACCTGTCAATGATGCCAACGATGCCCTTAAAAAACAAGTCGTCTGAAATGCTCGTGGTGCTTGGATCTTCAGTAAGGCGCTCAAGCGTGACCACCCATGGTCCGTTTCCACTCAGTTTGTATTCGTATTCAAAGTCAACAGGTCCTCTTGACTTACCAGTGATAGCAATGTTTTCATTGACAAAATTGCTGCCGCCAATAGGCTTAATCTTGATATTGAATGTTACAGTGCGCCCCTTTACGTCTCCACTCTCCTTGTCAATATAAAATAGAGCGCCAACCCCTACGCGAATGCGAATGCGATTAAAGTTGCTTGCAAGTGTAGTTTTAGAAATAGGACCACTTACTCGTGCAAGGCGAAGTCCAACACTTTGCTCTGCTCTCACGTCGTCAAACCCTGGCATTGGGTCTTGATTCTGCGTGCCCACTCGATAGTCAATGACCAGCGAATTGACCTGTCCTGTGATGGTTCCTCGCTGGAGAGCCGGGAGGCTTTGCGAGATAGCAGGAATCAAATTGCCTTTGCCGTTAGCAGTGGCGGCACTACCTGTAAAGAACGTGTCAACTCCGTAGTTGAAGCTTCCGTCGAAATTCTTGATGGGCGTGCCATCTAGCGTGATCTTGGTGAGCGGATCCACTCCAGGCTCAAAGCCAAAAATCTCACCTTCTGAAATGATGCCGACAAGAGTGGCCTCCGATCGGCTGCGTAACGATTCTGGGTCTTCGGTAGGACCGTCGCCACCTTTCTTCCCGCCACCTCCGCCGCCTGACCCGCTCAGGGCAATCTCCCAGCCACCGCTGCGT